ACCTTATCTTTGACTTGTCAATTAAGGTAATCAAATATACAAACTCATGGCAAGCAAACTGAAAGACGAGGTAAAAGAAGCGATAATGAATAACCCAACGCTTTTTGGCTTAGTAGCAAATTCACTCAAAATAAGGCCGATCTCTCTACCTCAGATGTTCAAAAGGGATTCTACCAGGTTAATAGAGTTCGATGTGCTTAACACAGTCTCTACCTATTTGCAAAAAGAACCTTCTGAACTACTTGTCGAGTGCTAAAATAACCCCCTATACGCTTTAAACAATCCCTATGAAATATTCCTTACATAATCCAACACAAAACCACACAAATGAGCACACCGAACTTAAAAAGTTTTATCCATCTACCTAATTCGGAAGACTGGATACCATTAGAAGAAGCAAGAAAGCTTTTAAAAAATGGCCGGGGCATTCAAAAGAAATCAATGCTTAACCGGGTTTACAAAAACAACTTCCCGGACGGCGCAGTAGCAAAATCACTAAGAGGCAATTACTTCTTTAACAAGAACAAGTTAATAGGACTGGAATGAGTATCGAAGCATTACAACGTGAAGTTACTGCACTTAGACGTGACGTAAAAATACTTCGCAATCTGGTGGAGAAACAAAATCCAGATGAGCACTGGGTACCGGCTACATACATCACGGATCTAACAGGCTGGAAAGCAGAAGACATGAGACGTGTACGCCGGCAGAATCTTATAAAGCACAAACGTAATGCTGAAAGCAACTGGGTGTACTTACTTGAATCCTTACCGCAACAATTCATAATAAAGAAGTAATGCAAATAATCATAGGCATATATACTGTTTCCGCTGTTTGGATGATAAGCGTGTTGGCGGTAAACACACTGCTTTTAAAACGAAGCAAGCATAGCAAATGGTGGAACAGTAGAATATGTAACCTTATTAGCAGTGAGAAGATAGAAGACTATCCGAACCTAAACCTGTTACAACAAACTAACTGATATGAAATACCGGGTGCATGTTGAATATTATGGTGAAAACAGGTGTATTAAAACAATGGTCTACGCAACAGATGATCATTCAGATGCCTCACGATTTGCGGATTACTATCGCCCTAAAATTGGTAACGGCACATACTTGGCGGTTAAAACGGAAAAAATATAAACTAACTGATATGACAACAACATTTGTTTCTACAACGATCTTTTCGCTTATAGCTGTTGCTATACTGGCTTTTGGGTTAGGCTATTTCTATTGCCATTATAAAAACTTCAAGCCATGACCTCAACCTTAGCAATAACAGCGCTAATAGTGTTTGTACTACGTTCTTTCTCCAAAGCTATTAAAGTGCTTAAAGATGATCACGAAGCACTGGACCTCTAACACTTGTTTATTCATACAACACATATAACAATGAACAATCGTCCTAAAACATTTGCACAGGCTTGTAAGGCCACCGGCGAAGACCTCAAAGCCGATAAATTCACGAAAGGGGCAAAGGATACTATTGCTTATGAAAAGCTAAAGGTGATCACCAAAGCTATTAACGGCACCTGGCAAGCTGATTGGAGTAATGGTAATCAACGCAAGTGGATTGTATACACAGAATACAACTCTACTAAAAAGCGTCTTGTCTTCAACTACGTCTTCTTCTGGTACGCGAACGCCTTCGTTAGTTCCCGCCTTTGCTTCGAGACTAAAGAAGGCGCTGAATACGCAGCTACAACTTTTGAAAAGCTCTATCACGACTTTCTTTTCTAACCTTTTTACATCACTATCTCAATACATATAAAATGAATCGTCCTGAAACTTTTGAACAGGCTTGTGCCATCACCGGCGATAATCCGACCGATGAAAGATTTACTACTGGTCCTGTTGATGAAATCGCTCACCGTAAACTAAAAGTTATTGCTGCAGCAATTAATGGCAATTGGAAAGCTGATTGGAATAATAAGCAGCGAAAATACTTTGCTTTATTCTACAGTAATGGCTCTCGTCTTGTCTTCTCCTACGTCAACCTCTGGTGCGCGTTCGCCAGCGTTAGTTCCCGCCTTTGCTTCCATAATGAAGAGGACGCAAAATACTTTGGTACTCAATTCATTGACCTACATAACGACTTTTTAAATAGTTGATGCTATCGCGGCGAAGCCGGTTAGCCTTAACACGGGATTTTGGGATAACTCTCTCAGAATTTAAGGGTTGAACCCGGTTATTCTTAACTGGGTTCTTTTAAAATACTTTTCTATAAATGCCCTTGAATACCCATTAAAATTAACATCACCTAAAACAAATAAAAATGCAAAAACCAGACGAACTAAAACGGTGTGGTGGCCCAAAAGAAAAAGGGGTAGCCAGTGAAGAATCAACCGACGGGAGTATAGAGTTTGAGGTTAACGAATCAGATGCCAACGAAGTAAACTTTCCAGAGCACTACGCTATAGGTGGTGAATAACTCCCATTTTTTTAAACTGTCATTATTCAATTATTAAATAAAACACATGACTAACATCAATCTATCTATTGTCGCTTCCAATGCGGAAGAACTTTTTGAAACTCTGCGCGGTCTGGCTGGTGGCTCGGCACTTGTACCAGGTACACAGGCAGCGCCTGTTAAAGAAATCAAGCCGGTAACTAAACCTGCTAGTAACAAAGCCATTGCCGCACATGCACAAAATACTCCAAAAGAAGAAGATGAAGAAACCACAATCGAAGAGGTGAGAGCTGCTGTTAAAAAGCAGACAGATGCCGGTAAAAGAGATGAAGTAAAAGCGTTATTAACTGAGTATGGCGCTGGCAAACTCTCTGAATTAGATCCTGTCAATTTCACTGCTTTTGTTGAAAAAATAAACGAACTCTAATGCCGCACGCCGTACTATCTCCCTCCGGGGCTTCGCGTTGGTTAAGCTGTACACCTTCTGCGAGATTGGAACAGCAATTTCCTGATAGGTCCGGGCAAGCTGCTGCCGAAGGAACATTGGCGCATGCTTTAAGTGAACTTATCATAAAAGAGAAACTGGGCAACGTTGCTAAAGTCGCTTTTAAAAGAGCGTTTGATGTAATCGCCAAGAATGATTTGTACGATAACGCCATGTTAGACCATGCAGAAGAGTATGCAACCTTCGTAATGGAGAGACTTGCAGAAGCACAAGCGCATACACGTGATGCAATCATCTTCCTGGAACAAAAGCTGAACCTAACCGATTATGTACCGGAGGGATTTGGTACAGGTGATGTGATCATTATTGCAAACAGTGTTCTTGATATTATCGATTTGAAGTACGGTAAAGGCGTTCCGGTGTTTGCAGATAACAATAAGCAAATGATGCTTTACGCTCTTGGCGCTCTGCGGGAATACGATTTCATGTATGATATTGATACGGTTCGTATGACCATTTACCAACCTCGTTTGGATACAATATCTACGTGGGAAATACCCGTGATCGAATTGAGAGAATGGGCAGAAACCGAACTGAAACCAAGGGCTGAAATGGCTTTCAAAGGTGAAGGTGAATTTGTAGCCGGCAAACACTGCCAGTTCTGTAAAGCAAAAGCTGTTTGTAAGGCTAATGCAGATCATCAATTAGTGCTTGCACAGTTTGACTTCAAGCAAGCCGTTTTATTAAACGACCAAGAAATAGCTGATATACTTGATCGTGCCAAAGACTTCACCAACTGGTTAACCGCTGTAACCGACTACGCTTTAGCTGAGGCTATCGACAATAATAAGAAATGGCCAGGTTACAAGTTAGTAGAAGGGCGTAGCAACAGAAAGTATCTTGATGAAACCTCTGTTGCCAATAAGCTTACTTCCAGCGGCTTTGATGAAGAAGTGATTTACTCTAAAAAGCTGCTTGACATCACTGCCATGGAAAAAGAGATCGGCAAAGCAGAGTTCAACAAACTTTTAGCTGATTTGACTATCAAGCCACCAGGTAAACCAACCCTTGTTCCTAATAGCGATAAACGCCCTGAGTTCAATACAGAAGAAGCCGCACAGGCGGACTTTAAGGACGTTGTCGTGACTGAATAAATAACCTCTTTTTTCACTATTTAACACTAAAACAAATGAGCGCAGAAGCAAACGTAGCAACGAAAGTTGTAACCTCTCTTGTTCGGTTGAGCTACCTACATATATGGGAACCGGCTGCCGTAGAAGAAGGGCAGGAAAAAAAGTATTCTGCTTCTTTAATTATCCCTAAGAGCGATAAGGCTTTGATTAAAAAAATTAAGGCCGCTATTGAAGCTGCAAAAGAAGCAGGTAAAACAAGCAAGTTCGGCGGTAAGATTCCCGCTAACTGGAAAAACCCATTACGTGATGGAGACGCAGACAGGCCCGACGACGAAGCCTATGCAGACAGTTTTTTTATTAACGCTAATTGTAAAACACAACCTGGTGTTGTTGATAAAAAGCTTAATAAGATCATGGACCAGGACGAAGTATACAGCGGCTGTTATGGATATGCCAGTGTTACTTTCTATCCTTTCAATACCAATGGTAGTAAAGGTGTGGCCTGTGGACTTAACCACATTATGAAAGTTAAAGACGGTGAGCCGTTAGGTGGTCGTGCTACTGCTGAATCTGATTTTGCAGAGATAGTTGTAGAAGACGAGGATTTCGCCAGTCCTGACGAAGACGATTTATTAGGTTAATCACTCAATACCCCGCTAAACAGTAAAGCGCCTTGGTTCAAAGGCGCTTTCTTTTAAACCTCAAAAATGTTCTTTTATGGTTACTTATACTGATACCACGCTTATGCCCTTTGGTAAGTACAAAGGCAAAACCATGGCAAATGTTCCGGCAGCCTACTTGATGTTTTTATACAAAGAAGGTGTAACGCATCCGGGCGTTAAACAATACATCAATGATAACCTTGATGTTTTACAGCAGGAAGAAGCTAAAACCAAGAAACGCTAATGAATACCCTTGCGATAGATATTGAAACATACAGCTCGACTGATCTTATAAAATCAGGGGTATACAAATACGTGGAAGCTAAAGACTTTGATGTATTACTATTCGCCTATCAATTCAATAATGAGCCTATCGAAGTTATAGACCTGGCACAAGGCGAAGAAATCCCCCACAGGATAATGGATGCGCTTTTTAATATGAACGTTCTTAAAACCGCTTACAACGCAAATTTTGAAAGGACGTGTTTACAAAAGTATTTATTGCGTAAGCTACCATCAACCGAATGGGAATGCACCCAGGTAAAAGGCTCAATGCTTGGTCTGCCTCTGAATCTTGATGCAGCGGCAAAAGCTCTAAGACTTGAACAAAAAAAGGATACTGCCGGTAAAGCGTTGATAAAGTTTTTTTCTCTCCCCTGCAAACCAACCAAGGCAAATGGCGAGAGAACACGCAACTTACCACATCACGATATTGAAAAGTGGAACCAGTTTAAAGAATACTGCCGGCAGGACGTTGCAGTGGAGAAAGCAATTAATAAGAAAATAGCATTTTTTGAAATACCGGCTAATGAAAAAAAGCTTTGGCGGTTGGATCAAAGAATTAACGATAAAGGTGTTTTAATCGATCCTGTATTTGTACAGAACGCCATTGATTTTGATATTAACTACCGGGAAAGGCTCTACACGGAAGCCATAGCCCTAACAGGCATTACTAACCCAAACAGCGCCGCGCAGTTAAAGGAATGGATAGAAGAACAAACAGGAGAGGCCGTTAAAAGCCTTACTAAAGAATCAGTACCTGTACTTCTCAGTGAAATAGATTGCCAGCAAGTAAAGCGCATGCTTCAAATAAGACAGGAAATGTCTAAAACTTCTGTAAAGAAGTATGAGGCAATGATGAACGTATTGTGTGGAGATAAAAGGGTTAGGGGCTTATTACAATATTACGGCGCTAACCGTACCGGTAGATGGGCAGGGCGTTTGGTTCAGGTTCAGAATCTACCCAAGAACCAGTTAAAGGATTTAGACTTAGCCCGTCAACTGGTTAAAGAAAACGATTTGGAGCTGCTGGAAATGTTATTCAGTAATGTTCCTGATACCCTCTCACAACTCATTAGAACTGCTTTTGTAGCATCTCCGGGGCATCGCTTCATCGTTGCGGATTTCTCAGCGATAGAAGCCCGTGTAATTGCCTGGTTAGCTGGTGAGAAATGGAGGCTTGATGTGTTTAACACGCATGGCAAAATCTATGAAGCCTCCGCAGCTCAGATGTTCAAAATACCAATTGAGAAAGTAACCAAAGGATCGGACCTGCGCCAAAAAGGTAAAGTATCCGAATTGGCTTTGGGCTACCAGGGCGGTCCTGATGCCTTAGTGAGAATGGGAGCATTAAAAATGGGGCTATTAGAAGAAGAACTACCAAGGTTGGTAAAGATGTGGCGCAATGCTAACCGGGCAATCGTTAATTACTGGAAAAAAGTAGAAGAGGCGGCAATAGAAGCCTTTACTAATGGCACTGTTGAGACAGTAGGCAACGGGATAAAATTCTATACCTCAAATGATATTCTATTTATCGAATTGCCAAGCGGTAGAAAACTTTCCTACCTGCGGCCTAAGCTAAAACCAAACAGATTTAACAGTGAATCCCTGACTTATGAAGGAATGGACCAGACCAGTAAACAATGGGGCAGCCAGGATACCTACGGGGGTAAACTGGTGGAGAACATTGTACAGGCTGTAGCAAGGGATTGTCTGGCAGATGTAATGCTGAGACTGGATAATGCCGGTTATGAAATTGTGATGCACGTACATGATGAAGTTGTTCTGGAAATGCCCGAACGAAAAGGGAGTGTGCAAGAAGTAAATGCCATCATGGGGCAACAAATATCATGGGCGAGAGGATTACCCCTGACTGCTGAGAGCTATGAAACCTATTACTACAGAAAGGATTAAAAGAAATACGATGCAATCAAACTTACATTTTACTGAAGACCGTATTTTTTGCGGCGAAAAGGAATATAATAGAAGCTTTATAGAAACTATTATCCGCGAAGCTTCTCACTTTTCTATAAAACATATTGTAGTTGATGGCTTCTGCGGTATGGGGGGTGTAACTGCCGGTTTTAGCATGCTAAAGAACTGGAAGGTAATAGCTTGTATTAATCATTGGCAATTAGCTATCAAAACACACAAAACTAATCATCCTAATTGCCTGCATCTTTTAGAAGATTTCAGAACAGCGGATCTTACTATTATCAGGTACATGATTGCCGAGATCAAAAAACGCAATGCTGATATAAAGGTGCATTTGTGGTTAAGCTTAGAATGTACCAATTTCAGTAACGCTAAGGGTGGTAAATCCCGTGATGCTGATAGCCGTACTCTTGCCGATCATGCAGACAGATATGTGATTGAATTAAACCCTGATACGATCTGGATAGAAAATGTGAAAGAGTTCAGGTTATGGGGGCCAATGATACCCAAGGTTATTATCAACGCCGGCAAGAAAAAGAAAACCTTACAATTTAATCCCGATTTAGATAACGAAGATCTGTTTTTTGCTTCTTATATCGCTGATGGCTCTGCGCCTCAATGTCCTCTTATCATCAATAAAAAGAAGGGAACAATTGAGCCTTGGATGATACCTGAGGAAGAAGGCAAAGGGGAAGATTTCAAGAGGTGGAAAAAGCTTATTTGCTCTTTGGGCTATAATACTGATGAAAGGTTAATGAATTGTGCAGATTACGGAATACCACAACACCGGGTAAGATTAATCATGCAATTTAACCGTAAAGGTAATTCTGCTACTTGGCCAATGCAAACACACGATAAAAAAGGGCGCAATGGTTTATTACCATGGATGCCTGTAAAACCTTGCTTGGATTTAGAAGATGAAGGAGAAAGTGTTTTATCCTTTAAAACGCAAAAAGGTAAATTGGTTCCTCGTATCACTTCTTCCAAAACAATCGATCGTTTAATCAATGGTACAAATAAGCATGTATTAAAAGGCAATATTGATACCTGGATAGTTAAAACGAATAGCGCTAAAAATAATACTGATGTTTCCAGTGGGGCTTCTGTAGAAAATCCTTCACCTACTCTTACGTGTTTCGGTGGCCTCAATGTAGCAAAAGCGCATTTAATCGATCATTATTTTGGAAATGGCTATATGAAGTCCGTAGATGAACCTGCTAATACTTCAGGTACAAAAGACCGTATTGCCTTACATACTATACAGCACTTAAGTACATACCATTCGCGCGGGGATGGGAGCGGTTTAACTCAACCTGCGCCCGCCGTAATGACAAAAGATAAACATCCATTAGTAACAACTAAGTTTTTAATGGATACTGCATATAACAATGGCTCGGAAAGGTCTACCGAACTGCACGAGACCATAGGAATAATTACAGCTAATAGAAAATATTATTACCTGGTCAACTTCCAATGGTTCAGCGAAGGTTTGAACGCTGTAACAAACCCATCTAATACGCTGATTGCCCGGCAGGATAAATCACCTGATTACCTGGTAACCTTAGAAACGGGGGAATTGGCTATTGAGGTTTTCGACCATGATCCAGCACATTACAGAAAGCTCAAAAAATACATGGCTGAAAATGGTATTATCTCTATAAACATGCGCATGTTAAAAGAAGTAGAGATGTTACGCATAATGACCATACCAGAAAAAACAAGGCTCTCAAAGTCTTCGACTGCAAATAAGAAAATGATAGGTAATGCTGTACCAAGTGAATTGATAATGCACTTGGGTAAAGCTTACGAAGGTAACGACGCATCAATCCAACAGGTTGCATAAACCATATTTCAAACATAAAAAAACATAGCGATGAAAACATTACAACTCACTGAGGCAGAAGCAAGGAAATTATACCCAACTGCTCCAAATGAACTAAAGGTGATTTTTAAAAGCACCTTCGGCGAAAACGCCTTTTCTACTAGCCCAATTGACAGAATTAAAAGCTTTGAAGATGCCTGTGCCGAACTTGGTGAAGACCCCAATGCAGCCAGGTTCACAAAAGGCTCTATAAGTGGAAACGCTTTTGAAAAGATGCTGGTGATCAACAAAGCTTTAATCGGCAATTGGGTACCGGATTTCTCAAACACTAACCAATACAAGTGGGTTCCATACTACACGCACAATGGCTCTCGTCTTGTCTTCAGCCACGTCAACCTCTGGCTCACGCGCGCCAGCGTTAGTTCCCGCCTTTGCTTCCCGGATGCAAAAACAGCGGAATACTTTGGTAGACAATTTATTGACTTAATGAACGAGTTTTTTACATATTAAAATAGTTAACAGGTTGTGTATCGTCGGACTAATGTTTGCGTTTCTGGCTCTCGTCTTGTCTTCAACAACGTCAACAACTGGAACACGAACGCCAACGTTAGTTCCCACCTGGCTAAAACAATTATACTACGATACAGACCTTACCTCTTGGTAAAAAATCACTGATACAATGAAACCCACTGGTAGCCTGTTTTAAGGGCGAAGATGGGTTTTACAAAGCAAAGGCTATGAGAAGAGAAGATAATTTGTATAATGAAATGTGCAGCATAGAAAATATAACTATCGCTGCCGGTAAAGCCTGTCGTGGAAAATATGATCAAAAAGGGGTACAAAGATTTCTCGCAAATAAAGAAGAAAATATTAAAATCCTTCAACAACTATTGATAACGAGGCGCTTTAAAACCTCTCAATATTTCGTATTCCAAATACAGGACCCAAAGGAAAGAGACATTTACTCACTCCCTTTTTACCCTGATCGCATAGTACATTATCTTCTTGCTACTCACGTATTAGAGCCTGTTATTGCAAAGACCTTTACAGCCGACACATACAGTTGTATTAAAGGCAAAGGCATACACCCTGCTGCTAATGCAGTAAAAAAGGCATTGCGTAATGAACAGGAAACGCAATATTGCCTGAAACTGGATATAAAGAAATTCTACCCCAGCGTAGATCATTATATCCTAAAAGCCCTGTTGCGCCGTAAAATCAAAGATTGGCGTGTACTTTCTCTACTGAACAACATAATTGATAGTGCGCCTGGTTTACCGATAGGTAGTTACCTAAGCCAATACCTCGCAAATTTTTATCTCACCTACTTCGATCACTGGATCAAAGAACAGAAAGGAGTTAAATACTACTTCCGATATGCGGACGATATTGTTATCCTCAGCGATAATAAAGAATACCTGCATAACCTTTTAGCAGAGATCACCCGCTATTTACACGAAGAGCTAAACCTGACTGTTAAAGGCAATTATCAGGTGTTTCCTGTAGCTGCCCGCGGTATTGACTTCCTCGGTTATAAGTTCTACCATAGGTACATATTACTACGTAAGTCGATCAAGAAAAATTTTGCCCGTAAGATAGCCCAAGGGGCTAATCAATTGACAGTTGCCGCTTATATGGGGTGGGCGAAACACTGTAACAGTAAACACCTCGTAAAGAAATTAATTCACCAAAAAGCTGCTTGATTATGCCCGCAATATATGATGAAGCTACCCTACGCTTAGTTTGGGAAAAGATCAATGATAACGGCTGGACACTTAGAAAGACCGCCTTAGAACTTGATACTACTACGGATGTGGTTAACAGGATCTACGAAGCCGCCCGCAAACGATATGCGGTTAAGAACGTACGGCCTTCTAAAACCCCTAAGAAGCAAGAAGCGCCCTCGCTTGTGAGCTTTGAAAGGCCGAAAGCTGTGTATAGCAATCACTCGCCCTACCGTATTGTAAGTAGCGGATTGCCGGGTAATTAAGTTATCCGCTTCCTGTTTTAAACCTTATCCCTACTTGTAAACTGTAGATAATAAAATGCCTGAGATCAATATAATAAATGACGGAACATTCGATATAGCCCTTGGCCGGGATAGACAAACAAAGAACTGGAAAAACAGGGAAATGCTCTGGTCCACGCTGGTACAAAAGCTCAGTGTAACACATTACACCGCTGAAACGCACGCTGAGTATATGGCGGCAAAAAAATCCCGGCAGGATGAAATAAAGGATATAGGCGGCTTTGTAGGTGGATACCTGACAGGTGGCCGGCGTAAATCGGGGTCTGTGATGCACCGCCAGCTCGTTACACTGGACATTGATTTCGCTACCCAGGACATTTGGGACGATTTCACCCTGTTATATGGTAACGCTGCTGCTATCTACTCAACACATAAACATAGCCCTGAATCACCCCGTTTGCGGCTCATCCTGCCCCTTGATCGCCAGGTGTTCCCTGATGAGTACATGGCTATTTCCCGGCGCATTGCCGGCATACTGGGTATTGATTATTTCGATCACACGACCTTCCAGCCTTCGAGGTTAATGTATTGGCCGTCTACTTCAAAAGATGGCGCTTTTATGTTTGACTACCAGGATGGCGACTGGTTAAGTGCAGACGAGATACTTGCAACTTACCACGACTGGAAGGATACCAGCGAATGGCCGGTTAGTTCCCGTGAACAAAATGTAATTGGGCAAGCTGCCAAGAAGCAAGGAGACCCAACCGAAAAGCCGGGTATTGTCGGCGCATGGTGCCGTACGTACAGTATTACCGATGTAATAGAATTATTCCTTGATGATGTGTATGAAAGCTGCGACGTTGAAGGCCGGTTTACTTATAAAGAAGGCAGCACCTCGGGCGGCTTGGTGCTGTACGAAGATAAATACGCCTTTAGCCACCATGGCACAGATCCTATCAGTGGAAAGCTATGTAACTCCTTCGACCTGGTGCGCCTACACAAATACGGATTGAAGGATGAAGACACTAAGGAAGGTACACCAGGTAACAAACTGCCGTCGTATCTGGCAATGACAGAGTTTGCAACCAAGGATGTGAAAGTGCGTAAGCAATTAGGCACTGAGCGTCTACAGGACGCAAAAGGTGATTTCGATAACGTGGATTTTGACGAAGCAGAAGAAGGAAACGACGATTGGCTTGGTGAAATGGATGTTGACCGCAAAGGACATTATCATGCTACCATTAACAATATCGTTACTATCCTTGCTAATGACCCAAACCTAAAAGGCTGTTTTGCCCTTAATGCTTTTGAAAAACGTGAAGTTGCTTTGCGTAACCTGCCATGGCGCAAGATAACACCGGTAACAAAATACCTGGTCGATACTGACGATGCCAGTTTACGGCATTACCTGGAAGCTACCTATAACATCACCGGAATACAAAAAGTTAAAGATGCACTGGATATTACTGTAAGCAATAACAGTTTTCACCCGGTGAAAGATTACCTGCAATCACTTAAATGGGATGGCCGCGATAGGTTAGACCGTTTATTAGTGGATTACCTGGGCGCGAAAGATTGCCGGTACACGCATGCTGTAACGCGAAAAGCTTTTACCGCTGCGGTAGCTCGCATTTTTCAGCCGGGTATTAAGTTCGATCATGTGCTTGTTACGGTAGGTCCGCAAGGAAAAGGTAAAAGTTACCTCATTGATAAGATGGGCAAAGAGTGGTATAGTGATAGTCTTGGCACCATACAGGGCAAGGAAGCTTTTGAACAAATACAAGGTGTATGGTTGGTAGAGGTAGCGGAATTAGCCGGTTTAAAGAAAGCTGATATTGAAACCATCAAACACTTTATGTCTAAGCGTGAAGACCGGTACCGCGTAGCCTTTGGTCGCAGGGTAGAGAATTTCCCCCGGCAGTGCGCATTCTTCGGTACATCCAATAACCTCAATTTCTTACGTGATCCTTCTGGTAACCGCCGCTTTTGGCCGGTAGATATACACGAAATAAAGCCCATAAAGAACATTTTCACGGAGTTAACCAATGAAGTGATTAACCAGCTATGGGCAGAAGCAATAGTGCGATATAAGGCCGGAGAACCATTGTTTTTAAGTGCTGAGGTAGAAGAAGAAGCAAAGCAGGTACAAAGAGATCATAGTGAAGTTGATGAACGTGCAGGTATTATTCAAAAGTACCTGGATACCAAATTACCTGTTGACTGGGATGATTATGATGTATTTAAACGCCGGGAATTCCTGCGGGGTGATGAGCTGCAACCGGAAGGTACGATAGTGCGTGATCGCGTTTGTATTGCTGAAATATGGTGTGAATTGTTCGGGGGCATGCAAAAGGATATGACTACGCATAATACGAAGGATTTGCATAGCATAATGCAGACGTTAGAGGATTGGAGTGAAGGAAGTACGGGTAAACTAAGATTCAAAATTTATGGGCCACAAAAGGCGTATGTGCGTCTTTCTGGTAACCATAAATCGACACTTATAAATACCAAAAAAGTGTTCCACAAAGAAAAAATTGGTGGAACAAACGGAAGTTAAAAGTGTTACCACTGTGCCACAATGTTCCACAAAAAATAGGCTTTGTGGTAACACCTAAAAATAACAATATCAATTAGTTACAAGGATTTGTTACCACTGTGCCACAAAATAGACCTAATAGCATAAAAAGAATGATTAGAGAGAAAATTGAACCCGTAAACCTGCCTAATACGCGTAAATATACTTTATAAGGTTTTTGTGGCACAGTGGTTACACATAAAAAGAAAAAGTTTAATAGATGAAAATTACAACAGCACAACCAACCCCGTTAACTGAGCCTACCGGTACCCGTAGAAGGTTTGAAATTGATGGGGTAAAACCAGCCAGTGAGAAGCTACTTGAAAAGAAATTACGGGAAACCGTAAAAAAGCTTGGAGGTCTTGCAATCAAGTTTTTCGTTTTGTCCTTTACCGGTTTCCCGGACCGGATTGTTTTAATGCCAGGTGGCCAGATATGGTTTGTTGAGTTGAAGAGTACCGGTAAAAAACCAAGTCCCAGGCAAGAGATAGTAATAGCGCAGCTACGGAAATTAGGATTTACAGTTTACGTGATCGACACACAGGAATTATTGAGAGAATTTTTAAACGCCATACAGAAATGATTTATACGCCTTATCCATACCAGCAGCATGCAGAAGAACACATTTTGAATAATCCAAGTTGCGGCCTTTTCTTAGAAATGGGTTTGGGTAAAACTACAATCACGTTATCTGCTATTCAACGATTGATGTTTGAAGAATTAGAGGTTAATAAAACTTTGGTAATAGCTCCTAAAAGAGTAGCTGAAGATACCTGGAGCACAGAAGCGAATAAATGGGAACATTTGAAAAGGTTGAAATTATCGCTGGTAATAGGTTCTGAATCTGAAAGGATAAGAGCATTAAAAGCTAAAGCTGATATATACATCATAAGTAGAGATAATGTTGCTTGGCTTGTAAGTCTTTACGGTTTAGCCTTTCCGTTCGATATGGTGGTAATTGATGAGCTATCAAGTTTTAAATCATCAAAGGCAATTCGTTTCAGAGCTTTAAGAAGTATAAGGCCATTGATAAAACGTATTGTGGGTTTAACCGGGACACCAGCACCTAACAGCTTACTTGATCTTTGGGCGCAAATATATCTTTTAGATAAAGGAGAAAGATTAGGCGATAAAATAGGCGGTTATCGTGAGCGGTATTTTAAGCCTGATGCAAGACAAGGAGCTTTTGTACACAGCTATAAGCTGAGAGATGAACGGGCAAAGAACATTTATAAAAAGATCGGCGATATATGTATCAGCATGAAAAGCGAAGATTACCTGGCTTTGCCGCAACGTATCGATAGGATAGTTCCGATCAAATTATCAGCTAAAGTGATGAGCCAATATAATGAGTTTGAGAGAAAACAGGTTTTGGCTTTGGAAGAGATCAACGACATAACTGCTGTTAATGCTGCGGTTCTAAGCAATAAGCTTTTACAATTTGCCAATGGCGCAATTTACGATGATACTAAAGTTTAC